CGACAAAGAACAGGTACGGCAAGGATTTGTGGGTCAAGCCTCATAGTGATTTCAAGGCGACCTCATGCCCGGGAGACCTACTTAGGCAATGGTGTGCCACTTTCGACCCGAAGGCCCCCACAGGGGCTCCTGACGGCTCTGACGGCAATGTTCGTGCCCCGGGGTTCTCTTTGGATTGGGGGGCCTTAGCGGCCCTGTTTGCCGGTCTGAGGGCAGAGGTCGAACGGAAGCCGTTGCGGCGTTGGCGTCGCAACCACAAGCCTGCGGTGACTGCTATTCAGGCGAGGTTGGAGGGCCGTGGGTACAGTGTCGGTCCCATTGACGGGATCTACGGACGCAAGACTGCTGCTGCGGTCGAGTCTTTCCAACGACACCAAGGATTTTTGCGGCCCAATGGCCGTGTCGGGGTCTCAACGTGGGACGCTGCGTTCATTCAATAGAGGCAGGACATGACTAAAGACAAGAACGACCAGAGCATCACGCCGGAAACGCCGGATAATCCCGAAACGATTCCAGACGCCAAGGCTGAGGCCGACCGTCTGCGTTCGCAGGGGTTAGCCAATCAGGCCCACATGCCACGGTCATTCGGAAAGTAGAAACCTGTGGACATGAAGGACGCTGTTGAGAGGGCTGTATGGACGGCTGTTGAGGCCGGGCTCGCTGTTCTGGTTATTGCCGATGTGTCGTCATGGCGCGCTGCTGGCATCGCTGCTCTTGCTGCGGCGATTGCTTGCGTGAAAGCGATTGCCAAGTCCAAGATCAGATCCGACTGAGACTTTAGCCGTGAGTGGTGACAGCCTAGATGTGGCTTGGGACACCTTCATGGACGAACACGGCAATGGCATTCAGGAATGGGTGCTGTCCGAGATGGAACAGACCCGTGAGATCTTCGATTTCAAGGATGGCACTCACATCAAGTGGGTGGACGGCGACAACATAGGGTTCCTGATTACTCTCAGCGCCGAAGAAGTTTGCGACATGCTCACAGCGTGGGAAGACGCCCACCTTGGTTCGCCGCAGGCATCTGATTGGCTGCTGGCCCGATGTGCCAAAGCGTTCGCCATGCTTGAAGTGGCAATGGGCTTTGACGAAGACGAAACCGAATGATCGACCGTTAGCGCGCCCTTTGGGGCAGCATGAACAGGCCCCATTCAAGCATCCCGGCGATCACGGAGTACCCGCAGATGTCGTAGAAGGTGTCTGTCAATGGTTCGGCCATTGGGTCGCCTCTTTGGCGCAGGTTCTCCAGTCTTGCCGCTTTGTCGGAGCATCGAATAACGATTCCGGCGTGGCCGAATGACAGGATGTTCTTGTACCCGTAGTCGTGTTGCTTGTCGCTGAGTAGGGTCATCAGTTGGTCGGGGTCAACAGAACCTCTGGATTCCAGTATTGAAGCGCCCAGCAAGTCTGCCCACCAGCCCAGAGTCGGGAGTGTGGGGAACTGGCAGCGAGCGGTTTCCAACAAGGACGCAATGGGCTCGGGCCGTTTCGCTTGAAGGGATTGGAGCGCAAGCATTGACCAGCGGGCTCCGTCCTCCCAGTCCTGCACGCTGCTGATTGGCGGCATCCCCAGTGGGATGACTGCCGCCTTTGGTTCGCCTTCGACTATTTCTTGTACCACGGGATAGTCCACCAATGCCTTTCTGAGTCGGATAAGGATTTCGTCACGACGCCTCGCCATTGAAGTCTTGGGTATGTTCAAGACGCGCGCAACGAATCTTAGACTGAGCCGGACATGGTAGAGCATGTAGATGATCCACGCATCTTCGTCGGACAGCCGGTCCATTTCCAATGACACGGCAAGCGATAAGCGTTCTCGACGTTCCCATTCGTCGTAGTTGTCTTCGCCCGGGGGTTCCGACATCAGGAACGCTATTGCCGCATTGGGGCCTTCGTCACTTGGGATGTCTTCAGGCGGGCGCCCTTCAGACATTTGGTCGGTGACCCATTGGAGGATCGAAGGATCGTAGGCCGAAGTGTTTCGGTCATAGATTTCTAATCGGTCGGGGTTTATATCACCCCATGTGTAGTTCTCGTGCATTATTCATTGACCCATTCGGAGATTGATTTCAGGTAGTCGGCCCCGATGATTCGCGTGTTCTTGGAGTCGTACCCAGAGGGTTCTCCCAGTTTCCACGCTTCGTCATGGTCGATCCATCCCAGCATTTCGCAGGCCCTAAACTCCGGTTCAATGGGGCGTACTACGAATAGAACTAACCCCTTACCTAGTTGCCGTTTACGAACGGCGGCGTTGTCGGAGGTGCGGACCCTGCGCACTTCAATGTTGTGACCAACGTCGGCACGGTTCCGGTTCTCTGCGTGCCGGTTCCCGGGCCAAACATGCCCTGACCAGTATTGATTCGTGATTCGAGCCACCGCTAGTTCCCCAACGCAGGCTGCTACCTGAGCGGTACGGTCGTCTTCCATGTATTTGCGTTTGTAATGAGGGGCGTCGGCTTTCTCCCAGTTCTCAATAAACCGACGGATACCTACATGGGAAGCCCATTCGTATTCCCACGCTTCTAACTCGATAATCAGGGTCATGCTTTGCGCGCCGATATGTCGTGGATTTGTCGGTCATTGACGAATGCGCCGTCTTCACCTTGGAGCCCATCAAACAATGCTTTCAGGTAGTTATCAACGTCGCCGGTCAATGCGGACTTGGTGTCCGGCGTCATTTCCTTTACGAATACGTTGATCTTGTTCTTGCGGAACGTAACTGAAACATGCACGGGGCCCTCAAAGGTGGGGCCATTGGAATCTCGCCACGCTTCCTTGATTGCCGATTCGTAATCGTGCGCTGCCTGCGGGGTGTATGCCCTTCCCCGCCTAGAGAACCGTGGCCGTGGTTTGGCCTTCGGTTTGATATGAATAACGACTCTATGGGACGCCACTACCTCGCTCTGCTCTCCCCTTCCAATAGGGAGGGCTGGTTGTATATGCTTTGCGCCCTTGAAACGAGTTCTTTTATCCGTTGCGCCCCGTCTTCGCGCCCCGAATATTTCTTCCCCCACCGCCTGTCTAGGTGGGCCACGAGAATCTCAATGGATGAGACCAGATAGCCCTGCCTGAATAGTTCACATGCGAACGTGTGCATCATTGCTGATCTATCGTAGTTGCCTTTCGGCCCCCGGCGGGGACCATTGTTCCAGATGTGGTTCGCCAGCCCTTTCAGGTCGCCTTCATGGTGGCTGCGGAGAGCCCTGACGGGAGCGGAGGGTGCCCTGACGGGTTCAGGCCGGACATACCGGTGCGCTAGAGCCTCAATGGGTTCGGCGTCGGTTCTGTTTGCGTGCGCTAAACCGGTCCATTCGCCCAATGGGTAAGCATCCATGACCGGGATGCCGTATCGGCCAGCGTCGTTCCTGACCACACACTGGCGCCCCATTGGGCGAATGGCGGGGTATGGCAAGCGGAGCCCGTTGCCCCAGCCCCCGTTCGTAGTGGGTTGCTTCGGATAGATCTCCGTCACGGGTGCGTCCACGATCTGGCAGGCAGCCAGCATGGCTTCCCGCATGACCCGGGCTGACACCCATTCATTGGCGTAGACCCACAGGTGGCATCCTTTGGACCTGCTGAGTTCAATCCATGCCGCTATGTCGAGTTCGCTCAGGACGCAATGGGTGTTGACTGCGTGGATGAAACTGTCTTCGTCCCCGACATCCCAGTCCACGGCCCCCCAACGAACCAATGAATCTCCAGCGGCAGCGGGATCGGCGATTGGATACACCCCCAATGGGGTGTGGCCGTCGATATGGCCTAGGGCTGCGTCACGAAGTACCGCTTCGGTGGCTGGCACCGGCTCACCGTCCACCTTCCACGGGCGAAACTCGCCGTCAATGTCTTGGGCGAGGCGACCGCCTTGGTGCAGTTCGGCAAACTCCCTGATCGTGTCTTCTACACGTTCGCCCATTCCCGTTCCTCCAAGTCGTCAATGGTCACCTCACGAACCCGACCACACATCGGGTCCAGAATCATCTCAATGTCAATGAGCCTGTACGGAGGGCGCTTCTGCTTGCAGACGTTCAGCCTGATGACGTTCTCCAACGCCTTGCGTTCCTTCTCTGAGAGATCGGTTCGCTTCTTGGGCAGGTAGGTCTCAATGACCACCACTGATTCTGACTCTCCCCCGAACCGGCCACCGTGAAGCCCCGCAGGTTTCCCGGGGTCGCCGGAACCCCTGCCTGATTGGTGCAACACAATGAGCGGGACATCGGCGTCTTTGGCAAACCTCTTGGCAGACTGCGCCTTACCAGCGACCCCATTGGCGTCAGAGTCCCCGGCCAGCAACTCCAGATAGTCCAGCACGCAAGCCGTGACCGGCTTCTGCCAGTAATCCTCTGCCTCGTATATCCCCCTGAGCATTGAGTCGAACGTCAGCGATTGGTCGTTTATCAGCACCCTGTCCAGCAAGCCATTGGCGACTTCCCGTACTTCCTTCAATGCCTGCCGATCACCGGCCTTCAGGTCTTCCTCCATTTGTGCAGCATTCAACCCCAATGCCATGCACGCCATCTTCTGGACGGCCAACTCCCGGGGTTCATCCGGTGAATAGAAGACACAGGTGAAGTCTTCTGACCGTTCAAGGTTGTTGATGATCGCCGAATAGGCGACGGTGCTTTTGCCTTGATGTGACTTGCCAAGGATCAAAGCCATGTCCCCATTCTGGAGACCAGATGGTGCCGTTAGGTCAACTTCCCTGAATCCCCATTGGAATGTGGATTCGTTGTTCAGGTAGGTGACGTAATCCTGAACCGCTGCGGCCGTGGGAGTGAAGAACTCCATTGGTGGTTCGGCATCTGGCGTCTGAGAAGGATCAGGGGGGACGGCCCCAGCATCCGGCGTGGAAGGGTCGCCGGAGGGATGGGTCTGGAGCCGTCCCCTGATCGCATCAGCGCCCAATAGTTGAGCGCCCATTGACTAGGCGAACAGGTCGATGGACTCGAAGTGAACGTCGCCCTCGCCGTCCACGAAGTATTCCTTGATGTCTTCGGGGCAGTCCGAAAGGAATAGTTTGGTGTCGGTCTTCTTGTGCTTGAAGTAGGGGGCGTTGGGCTTCCAGTCCCCTGATGCGATGCGGTCCCTGTTGTCGAAGACCTCTGCCTTGGGGTCTTCGATCTCAGCCAGATGCGTCCAGAGTGCCGCTGCCTCTGCGTTCACCTTGCCGCCCTTTCGGGGAGGAGACTTTCGGGGAGGGGACTTTTTGGCTGCCGCAGGGGACGCAC